ATATCGTAACAAAATTACACCGCGCAGGGAATTGTCCTCAGCGGTGGCATATTTGCCTGATGGTTGAAAACCAGGTGGTGTAAAGACGGTTCCATTTAATACAACAGTTGGGAATAAATTTTCTGTTAAAATGCCTTTGACGATTTGCAAAGCATGAGCATTATAACCTAATTTTTTAAGTACAGTATAAACAATGGAATTAGACATAAACCCAATTCCTATTGGCATACTTGTATCGTACCCACCATAATCACCTTCCATAATATTAGATGAAAAATTTTTTAGGGTATTGTACATTGTATCTACTTCGTCAGAGTGCATATTTATTCCAATTTTAGTACTAAACACATCTCTGTGTTCGCACATCATACTATAGAATGGTAATAAATACATTCTATTCACCAATGTCATATCATAAGATGACATAGCAAACATGCGTGTATTTCCTTTAATAACTTTATCCCAACTTCTAGGTTCGTCCTTTAATTGAGCTCCAACTATAGAATGAGAAGTTTTGTCTTGTAAATAAGAATCTATTATTTCCTGGACCTGAATTAAAACTTCAGGTTTTGGAGTAACAGCGTCTTGCTTAAAGTCTTTAGGAGTAAAGTCAATATATTTGCTTTTCTTACCAGTAAACATAAATCCACCGGATGTACTATTTTTCATAGATCTGTAGTAAAAATTTTCTGGAAACCCATTCTGTGCAATATCTAATGGAACAGGATTTAGGGAAGTAACACCTTCTTTCTTTAACTTATATAGTAAACTGCAAGTAGTACTTATGATTACATTTTCCATAATAGAATTATCCAAAGCAGAAGTAATAACACCTACTTTTTTGACAAAATTATTTTCTGGAGAATAGAAAGTACCGTCTCTTCTGAAAGACCTCATTTTAGGAGCTAAATATTTGGGATGACCATCTATTGTTGGGGATATATCAATAAGCTCTTCTACATGATTAAATAAAATACTTTTAGTTAAAGTACTTTTAGGTGAAATGGGACTACAATTACTA